TGATGTGACTGGACAACCATATGCTCTCGCTTCCGATATCATTTCAGGTCTTGCACTATCACACGTTATTACAGAACCCATTAGTTCCACGTCACTTTTTATATGTTGTACTATTCTTGGTGTCGTCATTCCACTCTTGAACAAACTCTGATGTAATACTATCTCCTTGTCACCGAACTTGTCCATGTACTCATATAGTTTAACTATCGCGGTAACGTGGGTAAAACCAAAATCCAGTCCAGCTCCAAGGTATCTAGCATGTAATGGTACTGTATCTATGATATTCCAATCTGTAGATTCCTCGAATATTACACCTTCCACTACACCAAGTTCCCCTAATCCGAGTACCCTCCACTTGTTCTGCCAGAACGGTGAACCAGTTTCTTGCCACTTACGTTTGTAGAACATGATGGATTCAAGTTCCTGTTTAGGTATATATTGGTTATCCTTATAATTCACGATTATAAAATCAACGTTAGGTTGACCCTTTAGTTCCTCGTGTGCCCAAAATGGTCTACGTGGGTTAAAATCCAAAATGGTAAAACCAGAAGTCCTACCCTGTAATTCAATGAACGTATCGAACTTTATATTATCTGCTTCGTTTATGTATAGGTGTGTACGTCTTGAACCAAGTCTTGAACTCTCCCCATCTACCGAAAAGAACTCCAATACATTGCTACCGTACGCGTACGTCTTGTCCGTCTTGTTTATATCGAACTTATCGTACAGATCCATATCCTTTAAAATTGACTCCACATCCCGTATTACACCTGATTTTAGATTGGGTAATGATTCAGCCACTACGGACATTACTAAATTAGTACGGTTACTTATCATATAGTATATAAACAGCTGTAGGATGGAAATTGTCTTGGAACTCCCTTTGCCTCCTTGGACTACCCGTATGGGCTTGTCCAATTTGGCAATCTTCTTAAACGCTCTAGCTGATTTATACTTTCCCATTACTTTAATTTCTTGGTATCTACTACTTCCTCGTGATCTATATCGATAGTACTGTTTACTATTTTATCTATTAATGATTGTGATTCCTTATCCCCCGCCTGTATCATAATAGTCGGGCTATGGTTAAGTTGTACTTGTGGTGTTGGCGTAAGATCCTTGAACTTCAACTGCATTATCTGCCACATATAGTACTTACTTGATTTCTCAGCATCAGCTGATAGAAGTTTTTCACCTATATTCCTTTTTTGTACAGACCTCAATGAGTCCATGAACTCACGGAATTCCTCAACTTCCTCTTGATCTATATTTTTTTGTGATTCCAATGATTGAGCACTGATGGTAGGTGATTTCCAAAACTCCCATGTCGATAATGCTACCCTATCCTTTTTGGGAAGTGCATGGTTCGTCAGCACACGTAGATCTTCATCGGTGTACAATATACTTGCCTCACCTTCCGCTACCTGCTTCAATGCTTTAAAGAATTTAGGAAATTTACTCATATCAATTATTATTTAGTGAAGTATAACCATGATTCTTGGTTTCTTCGTTTACGTAATCCCTTTGATTCCATTCCGTTGACAAGTACCCATTTCTGGAACTCGAAATCTATATATGGATCATTTGGGTCTTTGTTTACCTTTTTTAATAGTGTCGAACTTTTCAATGCTCCTAATCCTAAATTATAAGTGAAGGATATGAGAGCATCGAACTGGTTCTGTGTAATCGGTTTTGTGACCACTCTTGTAACACCTTTCTCGAATATATCAAGTATATCACATAACAACTCTGTTGCTTCCGATGAAGTTATGGGTCTATCAGTCATCCTGACCTTTCTACCATCTGCATAGTATGTGTTACCGTATCCTATTGTAGGTACACCGGCAGGACATAAATAAGGATGGTTTCTAAATCCTTCGTGTTTCTTGATTAGGTCAAGTCCTTTTTTACTTACTTTCATATTTATTCTAGTTAAGGACATCCGAATTGTCCGAATATTACCTGTATGTTATTAAGATTACCAGTTGGTGGCGTACTCTGTGTTATACTAGTACCTGTGTATGTATAATAAGTTCCAGTATCTGGACTGATTGCTCTTCCACTGGCAGTACCCGTAACCGTTGTGTAGAATGTTCCACCGCTACCACATTGGTTTAATCTGTAATAAGTGACCATAGGCGCAGTTCCACCTGATTGAGCTACACTGAACGAATCACTTTGTCCTGCACCACTAACAGTTACCGTACCACCTCTTTCAGAAGTAGTTGTATTGGCCTGTAATGTCACTGTAATAGTGCCATCATTAGTACCACTGGTAGGACTAACACTTATCCAACTGGCATTATCTGATACAGTCCAGCTTGTATTGGAATCTACTCCCACATTGAAACTTCTTGCAGCATCATTAAAACCAACTCCGTTCTCACTAAGTATGATAAATGGTGCAGCAGTAACTGCTGCTTGTGATACTGTGGTTGTGACAGATTCACCACCTGCTGTTAATGTTATTGTAGCTGTTCTGACTGCTCCTATATTGCCTGTATAAGTTGCCCTAAGAGTTGTATTACCACCTGCTCCTGATGCTTTGTTCAAGGTCAACCAAGCTGCATTACTTGTCACAGTCCATGCCCTATTAACCACCATGATATAGTCTATGAATCCTGATCCATTACCAACTGATTCGCTTAAAGAAGAGAATCCAAGGTATGCAACCCCATAAAAATCATCAGGAAATACTGCTTTAGTACCAGCAGGAATACTTGCAGGTCTACTTGCATTGAACATTGCATCAAGATCTTGTGCAGAATTAAATTTATCAGCTACAAAACTAAATGTCAATATCCCTGATGTAGGTATAATTAAATTTGCCATATTATAATGATGCGTTTGCTGTTATGTTTCCTTCTGTTGATAATGCGCCTGTTAAACTCAATGAGAACCTAGTTGCTCCGTTGTACTTAAACACCAATGAGCTACCGCTCTGGTCAATAGTCCAGTTCCCTGTAATAAATGATGCAGCGGTTAGATTCCCGGTCGTTGAGTCGTTCTGGTCACTTCTAAGGAACTGTGTTGAATTAACATTATCCAATAACTGTGAGTTAACCGCAGTACCACCAATGGCTAAAAATCTTGCATCACTTTGGGTTTCGGTAAAATATCTTGAATCGAATCCCGTATAACTACTTAAATTAGTTATTTGACTGGTAGTATGGGTATGAGCTGATGGAGCAAATGTTGATGGCTTGCCACTTAATGATGCCCACGTACCATTAAACGAATCAGTGATACCATATCCTGATAATGTAGTCGGTTTGTTTGTTATGGATACAAATGTATGTGTGTGTGATGTATTCGATTTACCATCCAATGCACCTTGTAAATCTGTTTGGGATGATAAAGTACCTGCAATTGTTCCCCAAGTGCCTCCTCCACTACCGGTAGAATCGGTATTAATGTTTACAATTGATTTATAGACTACTTCCAGCAACGATTCAATAACATCCGCTTGGTTTCCATATGTACTCCCATTGATCGTAAATTCCCCAAAATGTGTAGATGATAATAGTTTAAACCTAGTATCATACGTGTTGTATATGGACACATTGGTAGTACCCGATTTCATGGGTTGGTATATCTTGTTATATGTAGTTCCGTTAAGTGAGAACCTTTCGGAATCCACTGAATTGATTATGATAGCCATATCCTTATTTTATTTTTTCGTTGTTCATTATCGTTTACCATACTTGGATTCGTAATAATCCAATGATTTTGATTGTTTTATAATAAATTGTTTTTGCTCACTTACTAACAAGTGTAGTTCCTCTACCTGTGAACTCATCTTTTTTAATGTGTTCTCAAAATCCTGCTCTAGTTCAGTTATCCTATTTTTATAGTGTAAAGAATTAGTGTCCAGCATATCCTTGAATATCTGCAGTGATTTTTCTACATTTACCAATCCAGTATTTTCAAGGTTTTCCTGTTCCACTAGTACTTCTAGTTTTGACTTTTTATTGGTAAACTTTGATTGTATATAATCTTTTTTAAGTGCTAGGATAGTTGTTATTATTCCTAGTGCCCAAGGTATTATTTCTTTATATTGTTCCATTTAACTGGGGTTTTAGTGGATTTGTTGTCATTATTCTGTATATCTATTTTTATGTAGTAGTATAAGTTATAGAAATTTGAGGTGCATCCGTTGTTGAATTGTCCCAACTTTTTCCCCTTCTTACATTTGTACCTGTGCCTGTTACCGCTTCGATTATTACCCCTATTGAACTACTAGAGGTGAAACCAGCTCTATTAAATATTTCTTGAAGTTACCGTAATGGGCGGGGACACCGTAGATGGGGTTCGTTGCCAAATAACAGTATTACCCAACATAACTTTACCAACCCCATGTATATTTACTATATTATCATTCCCAAGTTTTATCATTATATTCCCACTTTATTTAATCTTTCTTCCAACTCTGCGATTTTTGCAATTAATAAATCCGTATAACTGACAGATTTCATTCCTTCATTATCAGTTCTTACAAATTCTGGATTAGTTTTTTCTAGCTCTTGCGCTATTACACCAGTTCTATATTGGCCTTTTTCAGTTTTAAACTCAAAAGATTTCCATTTAACTGGAATAGTTTTAATTTCTAAATCTTTTATTTTAGCCTTTAATCTTTTATCAGATGAAGTTGGAAAAGATGTTGCCGTTATATCTCCATTCATCTTGGCTTGATTACCCTGCACCCAGAATCTTTCTTGACTGCCAGTCCAAATACCTACTCTTTCGGAAGCACCGTTTAACCTGATTCCTGCCTCCACATTATTACCTCCCTGACCATCGTTATATATAAATGAGTTAGATGTCATTAATCGAAAAGAAGAGTCAGTTTCAAAATTACCAGATGTACTTATGGTTTGTGAAGCCGTTATAGTACCACCTACCGTTAAATCATCCTCTACGTTAATATTTCCTTGAAGGTTTAAGAATCCAGTAGAACTATTATCTATTCTGAAAGTCCTATCGGCAGTACTTCCATCTGTATTATGAAAATCAATGTATCTACCTATTTCAATAACACCACTTGTTTCAACAGGGCTTATTACACCCCATCTATTACCAGAAACTGTTATATCAAAACCGTGATATAAACCTGCATTTAACCCACTACCTGCTCCGTCGTTACCGTCTGTCCATATTTTTCTCCAATTCCAAGCCCCAGATTCTGAATTTCCTAGATAATAATCATTATTACCACCAAAAACTTTATAGATTGCCATATTACGACCATCACTACCACCGTTAATAAATAATGTTTGTCCAAAACCAGACGTGTAGTTTGTTGATGAAGATGAATTGGAGGTAACCAATAATCCTCTAGCAGGTACATTATAATCAGAAAATACTGTGTTTGCATTGCTTTGATTACCTCCCGTTAGTACCCAATCTGATTGAAGGGATTTTACCCCTAATGCTCCCAATTTACTTTGGGATGTACTACTAGTGTTTAATAAACTACCATCATTACCAGAGTGCCATACAGTTCTGGTAGATGAACCGTTGTAATATTCCAGTCCATTTTCTTGACCACCATCCCTTATTTTTAGGAAAGCACCTCCGTCATAGTTGTTTATGATTACATCGTTGTTGCTAGTAGATGTCATTCCTATGTACCAAAGAAGTGTATTTGCACTATCTCTTGCAATCATGAAATTCCGTGCCGTATTATTTGAACTTAAACCTGTACCTAGTGAATTGAACGGTATTGTACCTGTACCAGTTATCATACCTCCTGCGGTTATCGTACCAGTAACGGTAAGATTACCGTTTATAGTATCACTTTGATCACTACGTAGGAACTGTGTTGAATTTAAACTATCCAATGTATCGGCATCAATGTTCAATGCATCGATTGCCGACTTTGTAATTCCAATTTCAGCGGCTGTCCAAGTAACATTACCTGAACCGTTGACAGATTTGGAAGTTCCACCAATAGATATATTTCTTGATGTACCCCAGTTAGCAGTAGTAATGTTCGATGAACCGTTATAAGTTGTTCCGTTGATGGTACGTGGTGTCTGTGAAAATACAGTACCTGTCAATTCTAAACCGGTACCTGCTGTGTACGTTGTATCGGTGTCGGTAGTCACATACGAGGAAGTAGCCGCACTCAATCCATTCACTTCTGTTTGAATACTACTTGTAAAATTATTAAGTGATGTAATATCTGTTTTACTACCACTTAAAATAGTTGAGCCATTAGTTATTTGTGTACTACCACTAACTGTACCCGTAGGTAAAGTTGTCAGGTATGAACCCGTCACACTAGTTATACCATCAACTTCTGATTGAATACTACTTGTAAAGTTATTAAGTGATGTGATATTAGTTTTACTTCCACTAGTAAAGTACTTCCATTGGTTATTTGAGTACTTCCACTAACTGTTCCACTTGGTAAAGTTGTCAGGTAAGATGAAGTAGCCGCACTCAATCCATCAACTTCTGATTGAATTGAACTTGTAAAGTTATTAAGTGATGTAATGTTAGTTTTTGAACCCGATAATATGGTTGAACCATTAGTTATTTGAGTACTACCACTAACTGTTCCACTTGGTAAAGTAGTTATATATGATGAAGTTACAGAACTCAATCCATTCACTTCTGTTTGAATACTACTTGTAAAATTATTTAACGAAGTAATATTAGTTTTTGAACCTGATAATATTGTTGAACCGTTGGTTATTTGAACTGAACCCGATACTGTTCCACTTGGTAAAGTTGTCAGGTATGAACCC